GCGAGCGCGCCGACCGGTGGGCGCGCACCGTCAAGGAAGACACCTTCGCCGTGGCGCGCCGGCGGGTCGGCCTACGCGCGGCGGTCGCGGTGAAGGTGATGACGCCCCACATGAAGAACGCCCTCACGGTCGAGCAGATGAAGGCCGTCTTCCGCGTGAGCCGCGGCGAGGTCTCGCGGCTCACCGCAAACTTCCGCGACCTCGTCCTTCGGCGCAGCGCGTGAGCATGACCCCCCTTTCCCCACCGCGCCTCATCGGCACGCTCGATTGGGCCGAGCGCCACATCCGGCTGGATGGCCAGCCGTTCGTCGCGGCCGACTACCCGTGGCTGACCGACATCGCCCGCGCCGTCGACCAGCAGCGCAACGCCGTCTTCGGCCTCGTCTTCCCGCCGCAGCTCTTCAAGACGCTCTTCGTCCAGCTCCGCCTGCTGCGCGATGTCGCCGTCGACCCCGGCCGCGCGTTGCTTTACTGCGTCACCGGCAAGGATGCCGCGGACCTCGCCGACGAAAAGCTCTTCCCCCTCATCGACAGCACGCCCGCCGTCTCGCGGCACTTCACCGACGATCCCGACAAGCGCGGCAGCAAGCGCCTTTACCGCTTTACCGACGCACCGGTGAGCCTGCTCTCGGCCGAGACCCGCGCCCATCGCAACAGCCGCTCTGGCCGCGACCTCTATCTCGACGAGGCCTGGCAGTACGAGCCCGGCGCCCTGCGCGAGATCTTCGCGCGGTCCGACAGCTACGAGTGGCAGCGCCGCATCATCATCACCTCGACCGGACCCACCGAGACCGATGCGGTCGACACCTTGTGGAAGCAGAGCGCCCGCAACGAATGGCGCGTCGTCTGCATCCACTGCCGCGAGCGCGTGCCCCTCGAGTTCGGCGGCACCGAGACCAAGGGCGGTCTCAAGTGGGATAGCGACGAATGGACCCGCGAGCCCTCGGGCCATTGGCGCGAACCCGTCGCCAAACTCACCACCCGCTGGGTCTGCCCGGCCTGCGGCGAATCCACCAAGTATTCGCGCGAAGTCCTGCGGCAGCTCAACGACCCCGCCCGCGGCGCTGGCTACGAGCAGACCCATCCCAGGCCCGACCCCCGCATCCACTTCTGGCACGCCGAGGCCGCCGTCTTCCGCAACTGGGAAGACCTGGTCGGCGAATGGCTCACCGCGGCCAACGCCAAGAAGCTCGGCAACATGGAGCTCATCGAGGAATTCGTCCGGAAGAAAAAGTGCATCTCGTGGAATCCCGCCCAACTGGTCGACCGCACCAAAGGCATCCCCGAGGGCGACTACGCGCTCGGCGATGAGTGGCCTGCCGAGGGCAAAGACCCGCAAGGGCGGCCCATCCGCACCATGTTTGTCGACGTGCAGATGGACCACTTCTGGGTGGTCATCCGCCAGTGGTCCACCTCCCCCGATACCTACGCGCACTCCCGCCTCCTGCACTTCGGCAAGCTCCACGTCGAGGGCCAGATTGAGGACCTGCGCGCGCGCTTCGAGGTCCCCGCCGAGAGCGTGGTGATGGATGCCCGGTACAACACCGAGATTGTCCGGCAAATCTGCGCGCGCTGGGGTTACTTCTCAGCCAAGGCCGTGGACGACCGGAGCTTCCTCTGGACCGATGGCGTCCGCCGCATCCACTCCATGCCCACCCCCATCGATGCCTTCATGGGTGGCGGGCTCCAGGGGCGGCATCACGCTTGGGAATTCATCTACTCCTTCACCGGCGCGGCCGGCCTGTTGCAGAGCGCCACCCAAGCCAAGGACCTTCAGGGCCGCCACATCCACACCATCGCCCGCGACACCCCCGAGGAATACCGCCGCCAGCGCTTGGGCCAGATCTACCGCCGCAAGCGCCACCCGAAAAACCCCAACGAGTTCACCTACGAGTGGACCAAGATCGGCCCCGACCACGCGTGGGATTGCGAGAAAGGGCTGATGATCCAAGCCGCCCGGATGGGCCTGACGGATAGCACGCCGCGGCAGGCGGCGGAGGAGACAGTGAGCAAGTGAGCCAGCCCGCCATTGTTGGCGATGGCCGCCTGACCCAATTTTCCCGCCCCACCTGTCGTGTGGCGGGACCGCTGAGACCCAGTGTGGACATGGGGCGAAAATCCCAGCGGCGCGGCTTGCAACCTGCGTAGTGGTTGCTTCCCTCTTTCAAAGGAAAAAGGAAAAAGGAGAAAGGAAAAAGGCAAAAGTGAAGAGACCGCGCTCCGGTCCTTTTTCCTTTTTCCTTCACCCTTTTGCCTTCGGCGGCTTCGCCGCCCGCCGCCACCATGGACGCCGCCCGCCTCGGTTGATGGCATACACGACCGTTCCATTCGGTCCCTTTTTCGGCGCCACGTTGGGCCAGTTGCAAACGCGGCTGGCCACGTTGCAGGCCGCCAAGCTCGCCGGCGCGGCCGGCGGAGGCGGCATGACCTCCGCCAGTGTCAATGGCCGCGCCTTCACCTACGACACGCGCGGTCGCAACATCGATGCCGACATCGCCGATGTCGTCCAGGCCATGAGCTACGTCGACGACGACGTCCAGCCCATCCCCAGCGCGTCCGTCTTTGTCAGCGGCAGCCATGGCCAGCCCATTGGCCAGCGCACCGTGCTCGTCCTCCCCTGACGCCATGTCCCGCACCCGCACCCGCCAGCGACCTGCACCGCCCGCCGCCGTGGCTCCGCGTCCTGCCATCCAGGCCACCGACCTCGGACCCTACCGCGGCGGCTATGGCACCGGCCTGGTGCCCAACAGCGAAGACAGCGGCACCCGCGGCTGGCGCCCCAAGCTCGACCGCGACGCCGCGCGCATGGTCAGCCAGTACCAGCAGCGCGCCATGCTCAGCGATGCCCGATTCATTTTTAGCCGCGTCGGCCAGGTAAGCGGGGCCATCCGTGAGAAACGCGCCTATGCCGTGGGCAAGGCCTGGGTGCCCCAGTACCTCGGCAACGATGCCAGGTACAAGGCCGCCTTCAACCAGCGCATCCAGCGCAGCTGGCTTGGCAATGCCGACCTACGGGGCCGCCCCTACGATTTCCAGTGTGACGTGGGCATCGGCTCCCTCGCGCTCGATCGCGATGGCGATTTCTTCATCCTGCTCACCGAGAGCGAGAACGGCAGCCCCCGGTTGCAGCTCATCGAGAGCCATCGCATCGGCTCCCCCGGCGGTCAGAATCTGGTCACCGAGGGAAACTACAAGGGGCTGAAAATGCTCAACGGCATCGTCTACGACGAGTACGACCGGCCGCTTGCCTACAACCTCCTGCCCGCCGACGCCGGCTATGGAGTCATCCCCTACGGCACCGCCTACAATTTTCTGCCCGCTTCCGCCGTCCAGCACGTCTACGACCCCCAGTATTTCAGCCAAGGCCGCGGCGTGCCCACCATCTGCCACGGAATCCTCGACTGGTACGACATGCACGAGATGCGCGAGGCCGAGAAGACCGGCGTCAAGGCCTTCAGCAAGCACGCGATGGTCGAGTACAACGACACCGGCCGCGCCGACCTCTCCGCCGCCTACACCGCCAACCGCACCATCGGCGGCACCGCCGATGCGTCCAAAGTCGATACCTCCGTCAAAGTCATCGAGGACGGCCTCATCCGCTATTTCCGCGCCGGGTCGGGCAACAAGATCGAGAGCCTCGAAGGCAACCGACCCGGCGCGGCCTGGGAGAGTTTCATGGACCACATCGCCCGCAGCGCGCATCGCGGCATGGATTGGCCCATCGAGATGCACGACCTCCGCGGCATCGGCGGCGCCAGCGTGCGCGGCCTCGTCAGCCAGGTGAAGCGCAGCGTCGAGCAGCGGCAGGAGCAGTTATGGAGCCCCTTCCGCGCCGCAGTGCTCTACGCCGCCGCGCGCTACATGGCCCGCGGCGAGCTGCCCATGGCCGACGATTGGGACAACGTAGGCTTCTCCCTCCCCGCCACCTTCGGCGTCGATGTCGGCCGGGACCAAGAAAACCGCCGGCTCAACATCGCCATGGGTTTAGAGACCGTGGCCAGCTACGTGACCGAGAGCGGCGAGGGCGACCTCGAAGACCACTTCCGCGCCAACGCCCGAGCCTCCGCGCTCGCCCAGCGCATTGCCGAGGAAGAGGGCGTCGACATCGAGCACGTCTACAACCCCGGCGCCGCCAGCCAGCCCGCCGCCACTACCCTGGCCGACGACCCCGCGGAAAACTCGCCGGAGGCGGGTGGGCAAGTGAGCCAGTGAGCCAGTAGGTCAGAAAACACCCGCGCGCGCCTCCCTCACTCACTGGCCCACTGGCCCACTGGCTCACTGGCTTACTTGCCCGCTCACCTACTCCCCTTATGCGCTTTCCTCGAATCCTCGCCGCCATCCGTAGCACCCCGTGGGCCGCGCTGCCGTCCACCGTCCACGCCATCCATGCTGCGGTCCTCGCCGCCGCCGGGCGTGATGGCCTGCCCCGCGCGGACATGGGTGAGGATGGACCTATGCCGGAGGCGGCACCTCTCTACGTCATCTCACCTGATGGCATCGCCGTGATCCCGGTGCGGGGCATCATCGGCAAGCACCTCTCCTCGATGGAGACCATGTGCGGCGGCTACGACCTCGACACGCTGGCGCCCGCCTTGGCCGCCAGCGCCGCCGACCCTCGCGTCCGCGAGCGCGTGCTCTTCATCGATTCCCCGGGCGGCACCTGCACCGGCGTGCCCGAGGCCTTCGCCGCCGTGCGCCGCAGCGCCGACATCAAGCCCGTGTTCGGCTTCACCGATTCGCAGGCCTGCTCCGCCGCCCAGTGGATTGCCAGCGCCTGCGACCGCTTCGCCATCACCACCAGCGCCACCGTCGGCAGCGTCGGCGTCTACTGCGCCCTGGTGGATGAGAGCGCCGCCTGGGCCAAAGACGGCTACCGGCTCGAGCTCGTGAAAGCCGGCACTCAAAAAGCCGCCGGCATCGCGGGCGCCCCCATCACCGCCGACGACGTGGCCGGCTTCCAGCGCAACGTCGACGCCATCTACGGCATGTTCGTGGCCGATGTCCGCACCGGCCGCGGCGTGGTGGACGACGCGGCCCTGCAAGGCCAGACCTTCATGGGAGCCGACGCCGTCGCCGCGAACCTGGCCGACGATGTCGTGACCGACCTCTCCGACCTGCTCGCCCAGATTGTGGACGCCCGATGAGGGCAAAGGAAAAAGTGAAAAGGAAAAAGAAAAAAGGTGGGGAGTCGTGGCGCGTGGAGTGTCTCTTCACTTTTGCCTTTTTCCTTTCTCCTTTTGCCTTTCCCACCTCCGCCACCATGGACGCCCGCACTTTCATTTCGTAACGCGGAACACCGCCACCAAACCCCACATGAGCCTTTTCTCCAAAAAGCCCGCCTTCGTCCTCACCGCGCTCGCGGCTGCTGGTATCAGCGCCGAGCAGGTCGACGCCGCCTACGCTGCCGGCAACACCGACTTCCTCGTCGGTGAATCCGCCACCCGCGACCAGCTCGCCGCCGACATCGCCACCAAGGACCGGACGCTGCAAGCCCGGGACGCCATGTTGCAAATTGCGGCCACCCGCGACACCTCGTTCCTCGCCGCACTGAGCGCGCTCGGCATCGACCCGGTCGCCCTGCTCGCCACCGGCGCCGACCCCGCCGCCATCGCCGCGGCCACGCTGAAGACCGCCGCTGCCCGCGAAGCGGCCGAGACCCTTTCCAAGCACGGCATCAAGCCCATCGCCGGCGCCAGCACCCCGGCCGGCAGCGGCAAGCCCGAACCCCAGACGTTGGCCCAATACCGGGAGATGAAACCGTGGGAAGCGAAGTCGTTCTTCGCATCCGGCGGCACGCTCGCGGACTGACCACCACCCAGCCCACACCCACCCCCGTCGATACTCAACACCTAGACCACCATGGCAAACACCCTCACAAACCTGATTCCAGACGCCTTTGCGGCGATGGATGTAGTCTCCCGCGAGTTGGTCGGATTCATCCCCGGCATCTCTCGCGACACCAGCGCTGATCGCGTCGCGATCAACCAGTCCCTCCGCATCCCCGTCGTCGCCGCGAACACCGCCGGCCTCGACATCACCCCCGCGATGGCCTTCCCGGCTCGTGCCGACCAGACCGTCGCCAACGTCGCGCTCACCATCACCAAGCAGCGCGCCTATCCCTTCAGCTGGACCAACGAAGAGCGGTACTCGATCAACCAAGGCCCCGGCGTCCTCACCATCAATCAGGGCCAGATTGCCCAAGCGATGCGCGCCGCGGTCAACGAGATGGAGTCCGACATCGCGGTCGCCGCCAACCTCGGCGCTTCACGCGCCTACGGCACCGCCGGCACGACCCCTTTCGGCACCAACCTCGGCGAGTCCGCCCAGATCAAGAAAATCCTCGACGACAACGGTGCGCCCGGCGCCGACCGCTCGCTCGTGGTCAACACCACCGCCGGCGCTGCCCTGCGCACGCTGCTCAACAACCCGCTCAACGCCAACACCTCGCTCAACGGCGACATGACCCGCCAGGGCGTCATCCTCGATGTCAACGGGTTGAAGTTCCGCGAGAGCGCCCAGATTGTCACCAGCACCGCAGGCGCGATGGCCAGCGCCACCTCCACCAGCGCCGCCTTCACGGTCGGCCAGACCGTCATCCCCATGGCGGCGGCCGGCACCGGCGTGGTCGCCGCGGGCGACATCATCACCTTCGCCAACGACAGCAACAAATACGTCGTGTCGGCGGTCTCGTTTGCCGGCGCAAATCCGGCCGTCGCGGACACCATCACGCTGGCCGCTCCCGGCCTCCGCGTTGCGCAAGGTGTCGCCACCCGCGCCATCACCGTGGTCGCCGCCGCGGCGCGCAACATCGGGTTCTCCCGCAACGCCATCGTGTTCGCCACCCGCTTGCCGTCCTCCGTCGAGCGCGACCTGGCCTTTATGAAAGAAATCGTCACCGACCCCGTCTCGGGTATCTCCTTCGAGATTGCCGGTTATCCTGGCATCGATATGGCCACCTACCACGTCCGCGCCTGCTGGGGCGTCAAGGTCATCAAGCCCGAGCACATCTCCATCCTGCTCGGATAAGCAAGTGGGTGAGTGGGCAAGTGAGCCACTAGGCCAGAAAGCTGACGCCGTCCGCACTCACTCACTCACTGGCTCACTGGCTCACTGGCTCACTCACCCACCGCCGCACCGCCCCGCCCTTCGGATTCGCTCCCCGAGGGGCGGGGTTTTCAGCTTCGCTGAAGGAAGAAGGAAAAAGGGAGAAGGAAAAAGTGCCGCGGCCGGGCGTCCCTCCTTTTGCCTTTTGCCTTCTACCTTTTGCTTTTTCCCATGAACGCCTTCGACACCCTCTGCGCCACATCGCTCGAAGCCGCTGCCTCCGTATGCGGCCAATCCTTCAAGCTGGCCGGCACCGACACCCTTTTTGTCGGCATCCTCGATGCCTACCGTCGCCGCACCAAGCTGGCTGATGGCGGCTTCGGCATCGAGTGCGATTCCCTGCTCACCGCGGCCAAGGCCCAGTTTGCCGGCATCGTGCTCCCCAAGACCGGTGGGCGGCTGCTCTGCAACGGCCACACCTACGTCATCGTCGACATCACCGACGACCCGTCGGGGATTGTCTTCGGACTGAATGGCGTGAACCAGTGAGGACAAGGCAAAAGGCAAAAGGGAGAAGGCAAAAGTAAGAGACCGCCCTCCGCTCCTTTTTCCTTTTTCCTTCTCCCTTTTGCCTTTCCCCATGACCTTCGGCATCAAAGTCGAGACCGCCCAGCTTGAGAACGCCCTCCGCGCCCTTGCCGCCGCCACCGGCAAGGAGCTGCGGCGCGCGTTGCGCGAAGACCTCGGCCGCCCGCTCGTGGCCGACCTCATCAAGTTCACCCCGCCGAACATCTTCAAGGGCGCCCGCCAGCAATCCCACAACGAGCAACGCAAGATCGGCCGCGCCAGTGTCACCCGGGACCTCACCCGGTTGTTCAAAGGCCGCAAGCAGCTCGACGCCATGATGAAAACCAAGGGCACGCTTGGTGCCGCCATCGCGCGCGCGGTCAAGGTCGGCGACATCAACCTGGCCAACCAGCTCCTCACGCGGGGCCATTGGCAGCAGACAGCCGAGCTCGAGCCCACCCGCGCACTGCACCGCGCCGCCCGCAATTCCCGCGGCCGAGTGGCCAAGACCGCCAAGAGCATCTTTGTGCACAACGAAGCCGCCCGCCGCGAGTTCTTGGCCGACCGCCTCCGATTCGTCGGCCTGGGCAAGAGCGGCTGGAACACCGCCGCCGATGGCGTGGGGCTGGCTTCCCGTCATCGCCCCGCCTACGTGCGCGCGCTCGGTGGCGATGGCGTCTACACCGAGGAAGGCACCGCCTCCGCGCCGGTGATGACCCTGGGCAACAACGTCCCCCACATCCAAGAGGCCGGCCGCGAGCTGCGCATCATGGATGCCGCGCTGAAAGTCCGCCGGCAGCTGCTGCCGAAGCAGCTCGAGCAGACCCTCCGCGCCATCGCCCGCCGGGCGCGGGTCAAAGCTACGTAAAGGCAAAAGGCAAAAGGTAGAAGGCAAAAGGACCGAGACACGCCGCGCGCCACGACTACCCCTTTTTTTCTTTTTCCTTCTCCCTTTTGCCTTCGGCGCTTCGCGCCGCGCCGCCACCATGGACGCGCGCCCCCATCGGTTGACATGCGCCGTCTTCGCCTGCTGCTTTCCCTCCTCCTCGCGGTCGCGGTTGCGGTCGCGGTCCCCGCGCGCGCGCAAGGCACGCGAATAAAGGACCTCCCGCTCACCACCACCATCCCCACCAATGGCCGCATCGCGCTGGATGACTCCACCTTCCCGGCGCTTCGCGGCGTCTCGATTGCGCAGCTTGCCACCAATTTTGCGGCGGCCGCCACCGCCTCCAAGCTCGACGCCACCAATGGCGTGGCCGTGGGCCTCACCACCGCCACCGTCCCGACCAACGGAAACGCCGTGGTCAACAAGACCGCGCTGGATGCCGCCGCAGCTCTGGCGCTTGCCAAGGCAAGCAACCTCTCCGACCTGGCATCCGCGGCCACGGCGCGCACCAACCTTGGGCTCGGCACCTTGGCCACCCAGAGCGGCACCTTCTCCGGCACCAGCTCCGGCGTGAACACCGGCGACCAGACCACCATCACGGGCAACGCCGGCACCGCCACGGCGCTCCAAACGGCGCGAGCCATCAATGGCGTGTCGTTCGACGGCACCGCCGCCATCACAGTCACCGCCGCGGCGGGCACGCTCACCGGCTCAACCCTTGCCAGCGGCGTGACAGGTTCCAGCTTGGTCAGTGCCGCGGGCGGAACCTTTGGTACCGCTGCCTACATCGCGTCCGCGACCAAGCTCGACACCACCAACGGCGTGGCCGTGGGACTCACCACCGCCACCGTCCCGACTACCGGCAACGGCGTGGTCAACAAGACCTCGCGCGACATCGCCATCGCTGGCGCATCCCGCCAGCAGACCAACTATGTCTTCGACGACTTTGATCGCGCTGATGCAACGCTTAATGGGCTGGTGACACCCACCGGCCAGACGTGGTATCTCTCGGGGGCAGGATACCTGACGGCCGGCGTGACCAACCGGCAGTACACGGCCACGGGAAACACCTACGCCTACCTGGATTACGGGGCTGCCATCCCTCGCATTGCTGGCACGTTCATGTACAGCTCCGGGACTGGCACCGACATCCGGTCCACCGCGATTGTGGTGCTGATTGCGGATGCTCAGATTCTCGGACTGACAAACATGCTCCACTTGTTTGTTTCTCCGACTTCTTGGACGCTTCAAAAGCGTCTTAGTGGCGGCGCATTTGTTGACATACTGATTGGGACGCACGACCTACTCAGCAACGTACCATACAACATCGCTTACGAAATCAGCGGAAACACCGTGACGGTCTATCCCCCGCAGGGCGCGCCCGCATCCATCACCGACACCGACATCGGGACAATCAACGCCAGATACGGCTGCTGGCAAGTCAGGCCCGACGCAAACGGACTGATTGGAAAATGGATGCGTGTATCAATGGGGCCAGAGCAGCAAGGCAGACTTGCTGCGGCAAATCAAGCCGCCGCCGCACCCGACATCGGATGGCTTCGCGGCGAAGGCGGCACGCGAGTCCAACGTGTCACTTCCACACTTAACGGCACCGGGTGGTATCGCATAGCGACTTCTGCAAATTACCTGACCGTGCTAAACATGGGTCACGTCAAGCTGACTTCCGTTGACCCGTATCGGAATCAACTGTGGGAGTTCGACGCTAGCACCATCTACAACGGCACGCCGACACTTCGGCAGACCTATGGTTTTGGCTACGCTGGAGGAACAATCGGTCAAGTGCGGCTCTCGACCGATTCAGGCTCTCTTACCACCGCGCTCGACGTGTACGTCGCCAACGCGCAAACCAACACGCTGACGGCGGAGTTTGTCGGATTCTTCACGCCGGTCAGCATCCCGGTTGTGGGCGCAACGGTTCTTCCGACTGCGAGCACGACGTTGGCGTTTTCCAGCACTGGCAACGGGACCGCGGGATCGCTGACTACGGCGCGTACCATCAGCGGAGTGTCATTTGACGGTACGGCGAACATCACAATTCCCGTCACCGGATTGTCGGGCCTCGGCACCGGAGTCAGCACGGCGCTCGGGGTTAACGTCGGAACCGCTGGCGCTCCCGTGGTCAACGGCGGAGCGCTTGGAACGCCTTCGTCGGGCACGCTCACCTCCGCCACCGGACTGCCTATCTCGACCGGTGTTACAGGACTCGGCACCGGAGTGGCCACATCCCTAGCCGCATCGCAAGGCGTGCGCGCTCCCGCCTTCGGCTCGGCCGACACGCTCGGCACGTTCATGTACGATGACTTCGCCGCGGCAGATGTTGCCCTCAACGGAAGGACCACGCCAACCGGGCAGACTTGGGGGCTCACCGGCACGGGCTACCTTTCGGCCGGTATCACCAACCGGCAATTTTCAAGCGGCACAAACGTCTATGCCTATCTGGACTATGGTGCGGCCATCAGCCGTATCAGCGGGACATTCTCGTTCTCTCCTGGGTCCGGGACCGACGACAGGTCGATTCAGACTCTCACGCTGATTTCCGACCAGAGCTACCAGAGCCTTTCTACGATGCTTCACCTGTTGGTCTCTCCAACATCTTGGGCTCTCAGCAAGTATGTTGCGGGCGTGCAAACCGGCATCACGTCAGGCACCCACGATTTGATAAGCGGAGTCCCTTACGACATCGCATACGAAATCAATGGCACTAACATCACGGTCTTTCCGCCGCAAGGTGTCCCTGTCAGCGTGTCGGACGCCAGCATACCCACCATCGCGGCACGGTATGGCTGCTGGCAGATCAACCCGAATGCCAACGCGCTGATCGGCAAATGGTGGTCTGTCAGCATGGGTCCTAATCAGCAAGGCCGGACCGCCGCTGAAAGCCGTGCTGCACCCTCTTCCGAAATCGGCTGGCTGCGCGGAAACGATGGCACACGGGTGCAGCGCATCACGGCGACACTGAGCGGCGGGGCGGGTTGGTATCGCATCGCCACGGCCGGGATCTACCGGACATTTGACATCCTTGGTCACGTGAAGGTTTCTGCGCTGGACCAATACCGGGCCAACGTCTGGGAGTTCGATGCGAGTGCGCTCTATAACGGAACTCCAATCCTTCGCCAGACCTATGGCTACGGGCCGTCGGCTGTGGTTTCTCAGGCCCGACTCTCGACGCTTTCCAGTAGCTATCAGATCGGGCTGGATGTCTACGTCGCCAACGCGGACCCGGTGACGCTGTCTGTGGATCTGGTGGGTTACTTCACGCCAGTCAGTAAGCCGGTCGTCGGTGCTACGGCTCTGGCAACTGCCAGCACAACGCTAAACTACACCGCAAACGGGGATGGGTCTGCGGCTAACCTGACCACTGCGCGGACCATCAACGGCACATCGTTCGACGGAACGGCTAACATCACCGTCACGGCCGCGGCAGCAACACTTACCGGCCTCGGCACTGGTGTCGCAACCGCGCTCGGTATCAACGTCGGCAGCGCTGGCGCACCTGTGGTCAATGGCGGCGCGCTGGGAACACCCTCGTCGGGCACGCTCACCTCCGCCACCGGACTGCCTATCTCGACCGGCGTCTCCGGCCTCGGAACCGGAGTGGCTACGGCGCTCGGAGCAATGACCAGCGCCAATCTCCGGGCTGCAATCACCGACGAAACCGGCACCGGTGTTACGGTGTTCAACAACAGTCCGACGTTGATTTTGCCGCTGATGGATTCTGCTGCCATATCCAGCAGCTCTCCTTATTTATCTCAGGCCAACACTTCTGCCGCCTCGACCAATCGGGTATGGTACACAACGGTGGCATCGACCGGTGAATACCAGTTGCGGCTTTACGATGGAGGTTCCATCGACGTGCCTGCCATAACCATTTCTAGAAGCGGTACGTCGATCACTGGCACTGTATTGCAGGGCGGTTACTTAAGCCTGGGGACGGGTGAATTGTACGTCAATGGTCAGAACACTTATATCCGGGCACCAGCATCCGGATTAGCCGGAACCTACTTCCCGGTGTTCACCGCCAATCCATCGAGCGCATTCGCTGGGATTAAGACCCGAACCGCGGCCGAGTTCCGCTCCGACATTGGGGCCGGCACCGGCAGCGGGACCGTGACAAGCGTCGCTATGACGGTGCCGTCGGGCTTGTCCGTTAGCGGCTCGCCTGTAACCACCACGGGGACGCTTGCGGTCACGACGACCTTAAATGGACACGTCAGCGGCAACGGCAGCGGTCTGACGGCCAGCGCGACCATTCCATCAACCGACATCTCCGTGACTGAAAACACACAGACCGGCACGACCTACACCGTGCTTTCCACCGACAACGGCAAGGTCGTCACACTCAACAACGCGGCGGCCATCACGGTGACGGTCCCGACGCTCTCGGCCGGCTTCTCCTGCACGTTCATCCAGAAGGGCGCGGGCCAGGTGACGTTTACTGCGTCCGGAACCACGGTCAGCAACGCGCACTCGCAGACCAAGACGTTCGGCCAGTACGCCGCGGTGACGCTCTACGGACTGTCTTCAACCACGTTCGTCCTGGCCGGCGACACTGGCACCTGATGAAAACCAAGTTGGCGATACTCTTGGCGCTGTGCCTTCCGGCCTGCGCGCAGTTCAGGTTCTTTCACGCGCTCTCGACGTGGAAGGGGTCCGCGGACACGAACTCGCCGCAACTCTACCTGCCGCTTGCCGAGGCCAGCGGTAACGCCATCGCCACGACCGGCCCCAACTTCACACAATCCGGGACCGTGGGGGCGGTGTATTTTGGTCGAGGAACCTACACTACCAACGACTATTTCAGCCACTCGGACAGCTTCGCCCCAAACATGGGGTCGAATAGTTTCACGGTCACGGCGTGGGTGAAGTCCTCCTACTATTACACGAACCTAGGTTCCGTCATCATCCAATCAGGAAGCTCAACTAACTGGCACTTCAAACTTCTTGGCCCGTACAATGACGGCGTAGACAACACTGATGTCACCTTGTGGATGCGGGATTCCACCAATGGGACAAAGGCAATCGGGCTCGGAGCGTTCGCGACCAACGTGAACACATGGAATTTCATCGTCGCGCAGTACAATCAGCCGGCCAACGCACTGTCGGTGTCGGTGAACGTATCAACTTCCGCTACCAATTCATCATCGGCAACGGCGATGGGATCTCCTTCGTCTCAGACATTCAACGTGGGCGCTCCAGTTTCTGACACCGTGGCGTCACCTTTCACTGGGTACATCCAGCACCTTCGCGTTTACACGCGGCTTCTTTCTGGAACCGAGCTGACCAATCTCTACAACACTGATGTGTTGGCGCCCGACATCACCACTGGCCTTGTCGCCTACTACCCACTGAACGAAGCATCAGGCAACGCGCTAGACTCGTCTGGAAACTCCCGCACTATGACGCAGACCGGTTCTGTCGGGGCCGGTAGTGGGGCTACTGCAAGCTCGCGCGGGCCGTTCACCACGTCGAATTACTTCTCGCGCACTGATTCCAATTTCAACCCTACCGTGAGCTGGGAGTTCACGGGATGGATGTACCTGAATGCGCTCACTGGAGATGGGGACGCATCCATTCTGTTCGCGCAGGACAGCACCAGCGCCGGGGGGCGTCAGTTCACAGTATATGGATACGCCACTTTCAAGACTGGCGCGACCATAGAGCTGTTCAAGTCAGATGTCGTTGACGTGGTCGTATCGGGCGGCCCGACTCCATCTACTAGCGCGTGGTATTTCGTGAACGCTTATCACGATTCTACGGCAAAAACGATAGGGATAAATTTCAACAACGGCAGTTTCTTAACGAGCACGTACACTGGAAGTTTGCAGGCGACAACCGCTACCGCCGCGACGATTGGTCGAAGACTTTACTCGGGGTATCCCGGAAACGTGAATGGTTATCTCGGAAAGTTGCGTTGGTACACCGGCAGGAATCTGAGCAGCACCGTCCGCGCCCACCTCTACAACAGCGGCACGTTCTCGACCGCCCCATGAACCCATGCCACACGACCCTTGGCGCTTGCCGACCAGAAACTAAGTCACCAATCTTTACAACGTCGGAACTCCAAACTGATACCATGGACCCATCTGACAACCTCGTCACCGAGACCACCAATCGCTCCGGGGCTTTCATCATGGACACAGTCAAGGCCGCTCTGCCGGTTGGCGGCGGCAGCGTTCTCGCGACACTGCACAGCGCCGACGTAGTGGTCACCTTCGCGACCCACGTCATCGGCCTATGCGCCGCGGCCGTAGGGCTGGCGTGGTACATCGTCCGCCTGCGAAAAGACCTTCGGAACCGAAGCAAGACCTCCACCAAAAACTGAACATGAACGAAACCTATCAATCCATCCTCCGCTCTGTCCTCAAAGTCGGGGCCGGCGTGCTCGTGACGAAGGGCATCACCGACTCCGCGGGAGCCGAGACCATCGTCGGCTCGCTCCTCGGCCTCATCTCCGTTGTGTGGGGCATCATCGCCGCGCGCTCCGCCACGGCGAACAAGCCGTGACCATCGCCATCATCGGCGCGCTGCTGGCGCTCCTGGCGGCTCTGGCCCCTGCGCTCGCGCGCTGGATTACCAGCCGCCAGGACCGCGCTGCCGACCCCGAGACCGCCCGCAACCGCCGCATCGACACCGCTGCCCATGACATTGCCACGACCCCGCCAGGACTTGCGCCAGAGGCTTCTGCTCACGGCCTTGCTGACCTCGATGCTCTGGACCGGCTGCGCTCACCGGATCGTCATCGTCCAGAGTGACGACGCCGTGGTGAGGCTCAAGGCCGGCACCGCCTACACGCCGCCGAGGGATGGCTGGTACATGACCGACAGCCTCTACCTGCGCTACCGCCGCGCGGTGGCGGACAAGATCGCGGAGAGCACCGCAGCGAAGTGAAGGCAAAAGCAGAAAGGAAAAAGGAAAAAGGCAAAAGTACCGGACACGCCGCGCGCCACGCCTCCCCACCTTTTTCCTTTATCCTTTTGCCTTTTGCCTTCGCCGGCTCCGCCGGCGCGCGCCGCCACCATGGACGCCGCCCGCACCAGTCAACGACCGGGAGCGGAGTGCGTCGCGCTCCAAGCCGCGCCCGCCGCGGCACTCCCGGCCGTTACCGAAAGCCGCCGCCGCCATGATTGTCCCGCAAACGAAAATCCGCCTCGAGCAACAGGATGACGGCTACTGGGTGGCCCAGTCCAACCTGTTGCCCGGTGTCCACGCCGCCGCGCGCGACAAGTGGGATGTGCTCGTCCGCTTCCAACAGGCCGCCAAGGACCACCTACGCGCCTTGCTCGACACCGGCCGCCCGATTCCCGAGCCCTTCCGCGCCAAGTTCGTCCTGACCGCTTGAGACCTTCTTCCACTGGCTCTCTGGCTCACTCACTCACCCACCCACTCTCCCCAACGTGATTGCCGACGAACTCGAACGCGCAACGATGGCCTACCTGGTCGCGCGACTCGTCGCGTCCACGGCCGGCGCGGCGGCGGGCGGCGCGCTGGCTGATGGCGGTCTGACTTCGGTCGATACCATCCCCGCCGCGCTCTCCACCCCGATGGGCGATGGCGGCATCGGTGAGCTGAGCGACGAGAACGGCATCCCCCTGGCCGGCGGCAACATCTTCCGCCTCTACCGCGGCCACGGCACCGAAGAGCGCCAGCTCCCCTGCGCCGTGGTGAGCGTTCAAGGCGGCGGCGACAACGGCGACCTCTCCGGCAACGAGGCCGTGAAACTCCAGGTGGACATCCTCCTGCCCGCCAGCCCGGTCGATGCCGGCACCATCGCGGGGCTGGCCGCGTTGCTCGCCACTTGCCGCGCCGCCATCACCGCCGCCGAAGACGCGCAGGACATCCCCGTCGGCGGCACCAATTTTGCCGCGTTGCTCGCCGCGGCCGGCAGCCAGATCAACACCGCCCTGGCCGCGGGCGACCTCCCGCCGGCCGCCGGCACCGCCGCCATCGTGGACATCCCAGCGGCCCTGCGGAGCGCCAGCGCCACCCTCATCGATGCGTTGCAAGCCGATGACCTTGCCGCCCAGCTCAACGCCGTGCGGTTCGATGTCACCCGCCTGACCGTCATCGGCGTGACCGACCGGGCCAGCGACCATTCCGCCGAGGGCCGCGCCCGCGTCCACACCCTCACCATCGGCCTGTACTGTGCAGGCTGCGACGTTTCCTGACCGTTCCCCCAACCTGATAAAACCCTATGCCCACCGTCACACAAAAAGGCCTCGCTGTTGCGTGGGGCATCACCAGCACTAGCTACACCTACACCGGCACCGCGACGGTCCTTGCCGTCCACGCAACCGAGCAAAGTCTGACCAAGGATGCCAAGATGACCGAGAGCGCCGACCCGGTGACGGGCGCAACCCTCGGCATCGTGTTCTACGATTTCACCAACGAGGTCCAGCTGCGCGTCTATCCAAAGGGCAGCGGGCTGACCGCCGCGACCAATGCTGCCATGGCGCTGCCAGCAATCGGGGACAAGTTTTGCATCATCGACACCGACACTGCCGTGGGTGCTGGCGGCACCGGCACCCCCTATGTGGTGATGAAAGTGGGTCGAACCCGCAAAGTCTCCGACAAGGTCGAGTTCGACATCACCATCAAAGCCTACGAGACCGACCTCTCGTTGACCGCGACCTGAGTCTGAGCAAAGGCAAAAGAACCAAGGAAAAAGGCAAAAGGACAAAGCCAAGCCACGCATCGAACCTCCCCACCTTTTTCCTTTTTCCTGCCCACTTTTTCCTTACCGCAAGTGCTTTCCGACTTCCAAACGCGCTGCCACATCCCCCGCCCATTCCGGGTCTTGGGGCAAGAGTTGCGCCCGTTCACGCTCGGACACGCCTGCACGCTCGAGAGCCTCGGCCTGCGCACCGTGGACGACGCCGGGTCGCTCTTCATGGCCGTGCTCGTCTGCACGCTACCGCCCGGGGATTTCCAGCGCTTGATGGGTTCGCGACGGCTCGCGCTGCGCGTCTGGCTCTGGACCAGCTCCATCCGCGGGCAACTGGCGTGGACCCGCATCACCCAGGGCGCGCCCGCCGCCTTCGCCATCGTGGTCCGCGCGTTGGCGCTCTTCCGCGAGTATTGCGAGCACCACTCCGCCTGCCCCGAGTTCCGGCAGCTCTCCGAGGAATCGCGCGGCGAGCGGTCCACGCCCCGCGGCGCGCCGTTCCTCGAGCACGTCCGCGTGGTGCTCCAGGCCAAACTGGGCTATTCGCCCTCCGAGGCCATCGCCCTGCCCCTGGGTCGCGCGCTCTTCGACTACTTCACCTTCTGGGAAGTCGAAGGCCGCATCGAGCTGCTCGACGACGCCGCCGAGCAGGAAGTCAACGACCTCAGCGCACAGGCCGACCAGCTCGACCACGAGCTGGTCATCGCCAAGGCCTATGTCATCGACGCCGAGTCCCGGTGGAAATCAAGCGGCGGCGCGGGCGAGCTCGCCCAACTGAAGGATGCCCGCGCGGCACTCGAGGCGTTGGTCGCGCAGCGGGCGCCAGCGGGCACCGCACAGGAGGCCGCCGCGTGAACATGTTCGCCCGCCTCGGGCTGGATGGCTCCGGTTTCATCCGCGGACTTGCCTCGGCCAAGGGCGCTGCCGGCAAGTTCTCTGGCGACCTCGTCGGCGGGTGGAGCAAGGACATCGGGAGCAAGGTGCAAGGCGCCTTCGGCTTCGCCGCGGTGGTCGGCACCATCGGGGAGCTTGGCCGCCGGACTATTGCCTACGGTGACAAAGTGGGCGACCTGAGCGACCAGCTGGGCATCGCCGCCGAGGACGTGCAGCGCCTCACCATCGCCGGCGGCCGCAACGGCATCGAGTTCGAGACCATCGCCAAGGCGCTTTCGCACATCGGCCAAGCCCGGCAGAAGGCTCTCGGCGGTGATGGCAAGGAGCAGCAGCTCTTCGCCCGCTACGGCATGGGCCTCGCCAAGCTGGCCGACGGCCAGATGAGCAACCTCGACCTGCTCAAGCAGCTCTACGACACCGCCAGCGCCGCCGGCATCGGTGCCCAGGAGCAGGCCGACCTCTTCGACCTGGCGGGCAAGAAGGGCGCCCGCCTCGCCTCCACTTTCACGACTCTTAAAAACCTTGGTCCCGTCAAGTTGCTCGACGACCAGAACATCAAGGACCTATCCGCCGCTCAGGATGCTATTGATGAACTCGGCAGGCGGATTCTTGTGGCCGCAGCTCCCTTGGCTGGATTGGCATCTCGGGTCATTGACCGGGAGTCGATTGAAGAGAAGATTGGGTTGCAAAAAATCCCTATCGTCGGAAAACTTTTTAGTTTCACAAGTGCTTTGCTTGACGAGGCACTCTCATCTGACGTTCCAGATTCAACCGCGGGCATCAGCCCCGCGGACCTCGCCACCCGACGGAAACAACTTTTCGACAAAGCACTCACCCCGGTCACCACCGGAAAACTTGCATCCGGTGGCAGCCAAATCGACACCGGCGACAGCTACTCGAAAATCGGGCTCTTCGTGGGCGGCGCCGGCAACCCCATGGTCGACATCTCCCGCCGCCACCTGAGCGTGGCCGAGCACACCCTCGCCGAGATCCGCCTCCTCCGCGCCGCCGGCAGCCGCGTGCGGCCCTGACCTGCTGACCTTTTTCTTTTTTCCTTCCCCCTTTTTCCTTCCTCCCACCGGATGCCTTCTTCCCCTCAACGCCGCGGCACCGCCACCAGCTTCGACCTGTTCCCCACTATTCACTGGGATCCGCGGGAAGGGCGCCAGGTGCAGCACAGCAAGCGCGTGCCCAAAACGGAGCTGGCCTCATGGGAAAACGCACTCCAAGCCGCCGGCCTCGCCTATTCCGTCGACCCCGAGGGCACCAGCCCCGATGCCCTGCTGCACTGGGCCGCGCCCGTGGCCACCGTGGTGGACAACTGGTCCGTGCGGTTCAACGAGATCCAGCAGAGCCTCTGGCTCAACGACGAGGTCGCGGTCGAGATGGCCAAGCTCACCGACCCCGCGGGCAAGGCCAACTTCAAGGCCGACATCGAAGCCATCCTTCGGGGCGAGCGGACCTGGACCGACGACGCCGGCATCATCCATCCGCTCGACCTCGAGACCATCTTCGCCACCGTTTCTGCCTTCGGCATCGAGACCGCTATCTTCGACGACCTCGTCAAAGACATTGCCGCCGGCGTGGAGGCCGAACTCACCAGCGTGCCCGTGCTGCAACTCTCGCGCATCTTCCCGGCTTTTGCCCGGGGCACCGTGCCCAACCAACCGCTGCTGACCGATGCCATCCTCTACGGTCCGGCCGCGGTCGTGCCGCCCCCCACCACACGCCCGCTGGAGCCGTTGTTCACCAACGTGAACCACCTCTACACCACCGTGGGCCTCCTCACCGAAGAGCCCACCATCCCCGCCGAGCTGCAAGTCGAGATGGCGGCGCTCACCGTCGATGCCCAGCTCCGCGCCGGGACCACCGCCGCCGGCTACTGGCTCAAGAAAGCCCCCGAGGGCGACCAGCTCGCCGACGGCCGCTGGCATTACCGCCTCGAGTATTGGTTTGCCGAACGCCTCGGCCTGTTCGCCCAACGCAAGATTGTCGCCTGACCTCGGTCCTTTTGCCTTTTTCCTTCCCCCTTTTTCCTTCTCCGCAAATGGCCTCCTTCAACAAAGTCATCCTCGCCGGCAACCTGACCCGCGACCCCGAGCTGACGCACACGCCCAAGGGCACCGCCGTCGGCAAGTTCTCGCTCGCCATTAATCGCAACTGGACCACCGAGACCGGCGAAAAGCGCGAAGAGGTCACCTTCGTGGATGTGAAAGCCTTCGGCCGCCAAGCCGAGACCGTGGCCAAGTTCCTGCGCAAAGGTCGCCCGCTGTTGGTCGAGGGCCGGCTCCACCTCGAGACTTGGGACGACAAGACCACCGGCGCCAAGCGTTCGCGCACCGTCGTGGTCATGGAGTCCTTCTCCTTCATCGACTCCGCCGAGCGCACCGCCGCCGCGCCCGCTCCATCGGCCTCCGCTCCCGCCGCCCCCGCTTCCGGCACGCCCATCGACGACGACGACGTCCCCTTCTGACCTCGGCCCTTTTTCCTTTTTCCTTCTCCCTTTTTCCTTCCTGTGAATACAGACCCCATCCCCCTTGCTGCCAACCCGCTCGCCCGCCTGCGTGCCGCCACGCGCGCCGTCCGCCCGGCCTTCGACCGGACCTCGAGCTACCTGCGCACCCCGCGCGGCACCTTCCTCCCGCTGATGCGGCGCAACACCGGCGGCGGCGGCCGCAGCGGCAGCCAAGACGCCGTCTGGGCCTGACCCTGCCGACCTTTTTGCCTTCTCCCTTTTTCCTTTTTCCTTCCTCTCACACCCCACCCCAAACCCCTGACCTATGGCCAACGAAATCGCCCTCACCTGCAAAGCCACCGTCTCGAAGACGGGCACGACTATCACCAACGCCACGTCCACCAAATCGCTGGACATGGCCGGGAGCAATATGTTCCACGGCGTGCTGAACATCACCAACACACGCGTCCAGATTGAAACATCGTTCACGGGTGTGAGCGTCGCGGCCAACTATTGGGTCCTCGTCCGCAACCAAGACACGGCGACGTCGATGTATCTCTACCTGACCGACGCCACCACATACCCGGTCTCTGTGATTCCTGTCGGCTGTTTTGCGATGGTCCAGTGTGTCGGTGGAAAGAGCCTCTGGGCGGTCACGGCAGCCGGCACCGGCGAGATGGAAGTCATGGCTTGGGAAGTCTGACCGCGCTTGGGCTGGCCAACTGACCACTTTTTCGCCGATGCCCGTCACATTCCCTCGCGTCCACCAGGTAGCGCCCGGCCAGCCGTTCTCCAGCTCCAATCTGGTGAGCCTGGCCAATGGGATCAACGAGCGCCTTGTCTCCGGGCTGGCGGAGCCGTGGCGCATCGCCTTCTATTTCTACTCTGCACTTTTGCAGATCAGGAATCCGAGCGGCTACCTGTTCCCGGCGCGTGGGGAGTTCCTCGAGTTCTATCAGTCCGTCCTGCCGACCGAGGCCGAGTGGCCCCTGAGTCCGCCCGGCACCGAGGAAGGCGCGAACATCGCCTCCTTCATGCCGGCCTTCGTCTTCGGGGCCGAGGCGCTGGACCTGAACAACGAGGCCGTCCGCCTCTCCGACCCTCTGGCTGGCGGCGTTCCGCTGTCTATCAGCAGCGGCTACACGCAAGGCTCCGCGCGGTACAACTGGGAGCTGGGCAAGTACCAGCGCGGAGCCTACGACCGCACCAGCGGCCTGATATTCTCGCCGACCTTCACCGCGGCCCGGTCGCACTTTGCCATCGTCAGCGCGGGCACCAGCGAGCACGGCAAATCCTACGGCGGGTACGCGCCCACCCCCGAGTACCTCGGCGAGTGCGCCGGCAGCGGCTCGACCACCACCTCGCCCCTGCTCAACTACGAGCTTTTTTTCTCGGTCACGGCCACGGGCGCAGCCCTCGGACTCACGACCAAGACCTACGCCGGCACCTGCCCCGAGATCTACGGAGGTCTTTCAACCGATGTCTCTTTCATCTACCGATTCCCGTGGGCCTTCGTCGTCGTTCTCAACTCAGGCGCGACCGAGTACCTCGACACCCGCTATTACATCGAGGGGCCTTATTCTGGCGGCAACCGGCTGACCAAGCAGGACGGCGAGTTCCCCTCGCGCGTCCTGAATCATTTCGCATCGCAGTTCCGCGGCACCGATGCCCAACGCAGGGCGCAGTCCGTCCGCAACGTGGGTTTCGACACGCAACGCTTCTTCACGCGCCAGTACGCGCTCGCGCCCGCGCACGGCCTCCAGACCGATGCCGAGACCGTCGTCGCCGATTACCAGACCTACGAGAGCACCGGCTCACGCAACATCCCGGTCGGCACCCTGCTGGCCAACCGCATCACCGGCGCGACCGCCCACGGCGTCGCCGAGGGATTCTGCATCCACTCCCTCCTCGCCGGCGCGGAGAAACTGAGCGGGTCCGCCACGGTGCAGGTGCTCGACGATGGCGTGGTCATCGGCACCGTCACCCTCACCCCCGACGCCACCGGCCACGCCGAGGATGTGCTTGTGCTCGACACGCCCGCCATCGGCAGCGTGACCTTCAAGGTCTCCAGCGGCGCCGCACTGACCGATTCGGCCGGCGGCATCCTCATCGAGCCCGCGGAGCTGCTGAGCTACCTCCCGCAGCACCATGATTGGTGCCTCGTCCTCCGCCTCGCCGGCGCGACCCTCGTCCCCACCAACGGCACCGACGGCAGCGGACTCGACGAAGAGCGAGCCAAGGAAATCGGCACCGATTACTGGCGATGGGGTGCCCTCATCAACCAGCACGCCACGCCCGACCTTGTGTCGTCCGAAGCCGCCATCAACGGAAACGCCGTGATGGAATCCGCCCGCCTGCTCAGCAAGCGCGTCCGCCTGCTCAACCGCCACCAGCTCCGCGCCTACGCCGTGGAGAACGGCAAGTCGGTCCTGTGGTTCACCCGCTACTCCTACGGCTACGGCCTCGGCGCCTACCAGCCCAACGACGGCCCGCCGCCGACCAATGCCGTGCCCAGCGGCCAAATCTCGCCCTACGTGACCTACGTCGTGGGCGGCACCGCCGGCGGCACGGTGGACTATCAGGCCGTCACCTACGCCATCGGCGACACCTTCGTTGGTGTCACCGGGGACGATGCCTACACCACCGCGGGCGGCGGCGCCGTGTTCCTCGCCTCCTCCATCGTGGCCCCGCCTCCGGTCACCCGGCCGGTCAATGGCGACATGTTCGATGGCATCGGCCCGGCGACGGCACCCATCGCCAGCGGGTCGCTCCTTCCCGGTCGGCTCTACCGCGTCACCGGCGCCACCATTGGCTACGACACCGCCGCCTACAACGCCGGCGCGACCTTCACCGCAACCGCCGTCCGCGAGTTCACCGGCAGCGGAGTGGTCTATGAGGCCAACGGTATCAAGACGCTGGCCGAGCCCAACTCATACAGCAACGAGTGGGTGCTCGGCCTCCAGCTCAAAGGCTTCCGCGACAACGAGTCAAGCCTGTGGAAACCGGGTGCCTACTCCGACTATTTCGGGCTGTCCGACCGCTGCCAGTTCTACCCCGTTTTTGCCGCCACACCGCTTCCCGCCGCGCTCAACGACCACTTCGCCTACGGCCAAAAAATCTGGCTGGCCCCCGAGCTTCCCACTTCCTACCGCTACGCCGAGGGCACCAACTCGACCTCCACCATCGACTTCTACAAATCGTGCCGCATCTACGAGCCGTGCCTCCAGGTGCTGCGGACCGAGAACGTCATCGGCACCGGCAACGAAGACCTCGTCAAAGTCACACTGAACGGCCGGCTCCACGCCCACGAAGACGCCATCGCCGCGGGCGACATCTCTCCCACGTTCTTCAACGACGCGGGCTTCATGACCGACCTGATTGCCCAGACCTATCGCACCGACGAGAGCGGCATCCTCTACTACCTCGCCCACTTAAACGGAAAGATTCCCCACCTCCCGACCTCGTGGAAGACCGGTGACGCCGCGGCGGATTCGCTCATCCAGACCTATCCAGACCACCCCACCGCGACCTGCTTCCCGCACTTTTACCTCGTCAAGCTCATCGAGAAGCCGTGGATGGATGACAACACCACTGCCGGCCCCAGCGACACCAAGCTGGAGCACGACCCGATGAGCACCGCGGAGCTTTACCTGAGGCTCATGTGCGAGGGGTTTGTGGACGGCCGCACCTCCGAGACCTACGGCTGCGCCGTCGGCATCAATGCCGTCTATGATTACACATGGGCCAACGTCTGCTTCGACGCCAACGGCCTGCCCTGGGTGCCCACCCTCGCCGCGACCGAGACCACCCGACTCGACGATACCAAGGTCCGCGCCGACGCGCCCAAGGGGTTCGGCGTGGCCCCGTTGACCATCGCCGCCGCCGAGCATTTCAACTGGCTGAGCCGCATCTGCAACCAGCTCGACAAGGTCCGGGTGATGCTCCCGTATCAATTCGAGAGCCGCGAGCGGTCCGGGTTCGATAGCAACGCCGTTCCCATCTACAACAACGACGGCACGGCTGGAGGACCGACCGGAGGGCAAGGCTATTACCAAGGGACGCCGACCGTCCCCGCGCTCTCCTTCACCGGCGCGTGGGCGGGCGGTCCGGCCAACCTTGCGGTCCACAATGCCTCGGTCACATCCCCGAGCACGCTCGACACCAGCAGCGGGGTCATCGACTGGCGCTACGAGCCAACCGACCCCGATGCCATCTACGCCATCCCCGAGTCGTGGCGAGACCAGCTGGCCACCGATGCCGCCGCGCTGCTGGTCACGACCACCGTCATCCAGACCACATCGAGGACCGAGCTTCCGAGCACCGCGGGCGCGACGATGTGCGGCGCGCGCTACTGGCCGACCGGCACCGGCTACCTCGATTTCGACCTCGTCAGCGTTTCGACCGAGACCTGCGTCGTCGCCAAAAGCGGCACCATCACCGCGCCCCCGCTCGGCGCGCAGGTGTTCCATTACGATTCCGCCGCGCCGACCTGCTACGGCAGCGCCGGCAACGCGGTCGGCATCGTGCCCGTGGTCACCGACTCGCTCATCTTCCAGATTCCCATCGTGTCCACCCTGTGATTGCCTTCCGCACCAGCCAGCGGGTCCAGAGCCATCCTCGGGCCGATGCCGCGCGGCACGCCGCCTGCGCTGCCTGCGAGTGGCTGGTGGAGTCGACCTGCCGCCACCCTTCCCGCGCCTGCGGATGCCCGCTCAACGCCATCCGCATCCAGCCATGGACCAAGCTCCGCCGATGCCCCGCCGGCGCGTGGTGACCCTTTTTCCCGTGAACGCTGTCCTTATCAAACCCGGCACTCTATGGAGAAAAAACCAAAGCCCCGTCGCGATCACAGTGACCAGCCTCGGGTTTCTGCGAATCGGCCTGGGAAAGTCCACCAAGATCCCGGCAGTCATCTACCAGAGCCAGCACGACGGCGAGCTGACCGCCCGCTCCGTCGCGGAGTTCCTGCGCCTGTTTTCGCCGTACTAAACCGATGGGAGCGAGTGCTCGCGGTCGGGTGTTCTCACGGCACATTCGCCAACCCGGACGCGCTACGCGCCGTCCTGAGATTCCGCGACGAGTGGAAGCCCAAGCACCGCATCCACCTCGGCGATGCGTATGATTCGGCCGCGTTCCGCACTGGCGCAATCGGCGGGAAAGACTCGGACTGCACCGAGTCCATCCATGACGACATCACCAACGGGGCTCGGTTCCTGAGCGATTTTGCGCCAACGGTTTTTTGCCTTGGCAACCACGAGCATCGGCTGGTGAAGCTCTCTGAGCATTTCAACGAAATCATTGCCATGGCCGCTCAGGCAACCCTTGAGCGCATGATGGACGCCATCGGCGAGGCGCCCATCATCCCTTACACCGTCCACGAGAAAGGCTGGTTCACACTCGGCGGATTCAAGTTTGGCCACGGCCACTTGTTCGGCGAGAACTACCTCCGCGACACCGCCGAGACCTGGGGCAATACCGTCGTCGCGCACGCGCATCGAGCTGGCTCTGCCAAGGGAAGACGCTCCGACAACCCCACCGCGTTCGGGGTCGGCACCCTGGCTGACATCCCGGCGATGGGATACGCCAGCGGCCGGCGCGCGACCCTGGCGTGGAGCCACGGGCTCGTCTGGGGCGAGGTCAGCGGCGACCAAGCCAACCTACATGTTCACGAATGGCAGCAGGGCGAGACCGAGTGGAGGCTCCCAATATGAGTGCGGAATTTGACCGACTGCTGTTGAACATGTCGCAAAAAGAGGAGCCAATCCCAAAAGGGTTTGCAACCCCAAGCGACTTTGCAATCAGATGGGGAAAATCAACCGACCGAGCCTGCGACGTGCTGCGTCGTGCGTCTTTTAACGGCCTCGCGGAGCGACGCCAAGTGGCGCGCCGATGCGGCGCGAAGACCGTGAAGGTCTGGGTCTACCGGCTCACTTGAGCTTGAGCAGCGCCCGCACCGCCTCCGCCTGCGTCTTGCCGTGGCGCATGAGCCGCGGCACGTCGGCCGCGTAGGCTCGGATTCCTTTTGTCTCCTCCTTAGCGGGCTGTCCTCGGCCGCGCTTCTTCGGTGTGGGTGGCTTCATGCTTTCTCCCATTCGTTGCGCGCGGTCTCGATGTGTCCGCAGGTGTGTACAATCCCGCAGCCCGCACCGGTGGCGGAGCAGCGCCCGATCACAAAGCGCGGAAACGAGCCGAACGTCGTCTCGATCAGGTAGCGCCAGTCCTGGGTGCCGGCGATGGGCTCTAATTCCAGCACCGCCCGCACGTCGGGCTCGGCTGCGATAAGGTCTCGAAGCGGGGTGTTCATTTAGTTGAGGAGGATGGTCGATTCGACGGCCATCCGATATGGTCCGGGGCGTCCGGCGCGGCACCCCAGCCGTCGTCGCCAAGCTCGTGCCGGTGGTCCGCCAAGACTTCTGGGTCGACCACCTTGTCGAGGCCAAGACGGAGCGCCGGCGCTTCGACGCGAAGGGCCTCGGCAATCCATGTCTGCCCTTGGCTGTTGGCAAACTGGATGCGGTATGCCGTGCATCCGTTGGCCCGCCAGACGTACCCGGAAGGCGCATCGAGGTTGATGGAGTCGTCCGATGAGTCATCCAGCGTGGCGCCGATGCGGGCGAGGTCGGCGCGGAGATTGTCGAGGAGCTTCATGGTGATGGCATCACTTGCCGGAGCGAGCCTTCTCGGCGGCAATGGCGGCGAGGGCCAGCGCCTCGGTCGAAAAACCAGTGAGGACTGTGGAGTAGTCAAGGGACCAGACTTTGAAGGGCGGCACAGGGCCGATGATGACTTCCGTGCGGACCGGCTTGTGCGAGCACCAGAGCGCGAGCTGGTAGGCGTCGTGACCCTTGATGGAGCGGCTGGCCTGCCACGGATGGCCGGTCTTCGGGTTGAGCGGCTGAAAATTGGCAACCCACAAGTTGCCGTGCTTGAGGGTGAAATAGATTCGGGAAGCGGTGCGGGTCTCGTTCGTTTTCATGGGTGGATATTGGGGTAGCGGCTATTACTCGTCAACAAGTATTTATCAACGGCCGTTGTTTAGTGGTCGATAGCGGTCGATAAACCCGGGTGATAAACACGCGATTCCCTAGTGTTTTTGCCTTTTTGGTATCGATTGCGGACCATTTTGCCGACACCGGCAAAATGGTCACGGCACCAATTCCTTCACCCACCGCGTCCCCTCTTCCGTGCTCACGAGCTCGCGGTAATGCCAAAGCAGCACCCGCGCGCTGTTGCCCAGCTCCGCGCGCACCCGCTCAACGTCCTGCCATGCGGCCAGCAGGTTGCTCGCGGCTGTTTTTCGCAGGATGTCCTTCGGCCAAGCCGCAAAACCCAACTCGACGCGGAGCGCGCGGATGTACCGCCGCCGCGACTCCGCCGGCATCGGCAGAGCCGCATCCGCCGCCTGCGCCACCGCCAGCCACGCCCGCGCCGCATCCGTCAGATGGATGACCCGCCGGTCCCGGACCTTCGCCGCCATCGCCTCGACCCGCACCAAGCCCCGCGCAAGGTCGATGTCCGCCCATTCGATGCGCTCCGCTTCCCGCGGCCGGGCACCGGCCAGCAGCGCCAGCACCAGCCAGCCCAACGACCGCGCATGATGCGCCCGAGTGAACGCTAGCGCCTGCCGGCACTGCTCCAGCGTCAGCACCTCCGGGGCCGCCCACGGGATCCGCGCCCGTTCCATCCGGTCGCACGGATTGGCCTCGAGGAACCCTTGCCGGACGGCAAACGAGAACAAGGTCGAGAGCCGATTCAGCCGCGTCGCCCGCGTCCACGCGCTGAGTCCTGGCGCATTGCACCACGCCTGCACCTCGGCGGCCTCGGGCGCCATCACCGCCGCCTCGCGCCCCGCGGCAAACTGGCGCAGCTGGCTCTCGAGGTTGCCCAGGTACTCGATGGACCGCCCCGCCGTCCGCTTGGCCGCCAGCAGCTCCTCGATGGCCTGCCCCCACGTCCTATCGGTCGCCCGCGGCGCGCGGCGCTGATGCTGCGCCCAGACCTCGCGCATGGTGAGCCCTGCGGCCTGCACCTCCTGCCAGACCTGGACAAGCTCATCCCGTTCCCGGCCCGTCATGCTCATCCACACGTTGCCCGACCGCTCCTGCCCTGCCCTGACGCGCGCCGCCTCCTGGTCCGCCAGCGTCCGATTGGGGAAGAACCGTCGCCACCGCTTCCCCGCCGCGTGGACATCGACGACAAATCGGCGTTGTCCGTTTTTCGTCACTGCGCTGACTCGGATGGCCATGGTCAAAACGTGGGCTGGATGTTGGTGGGTGCCAGCTGGTGCCGGCTGGTGCCGGTTGGTGCCGGTTCTGCGGCTGTGCAGACCGTGTTCCCCGTTGCGTGGGGATGTGTCTGGCGAGGTGCTGGCACCCCCTGCGCAGCATGCAGAGGAGCCTGATTCATTGGGAAATCCTTCAAAAACCCCGGTTTCATTGCAAAATGGGAATGGTGCGCGGTACAGGGTTCGAACCTGTGACCCCTACCGTGTCAAGGGCGGCGCTTTATGCGGTTTCATTGGCTTTTCCTAAGGAAAGGCTTCTAGGTGCCGTTTTGGGTGCCGGTTTCGGTGGCAGTTTGCGCGGCTTTTTGCGTCTCGATGGCTCGCGCAGCAGGGGTGCCGAGCGGCACCAGCGGGCCGGTCTCGCAGCTGCGGCACAACGGTCCCGCGCGGCGGCTGGCCTCCAGCGTGGACACCAGCACGCCGGTGCAGAGCAGGGCCATCCCGACCAGCGCAGAGGGCGGCCGCAACATCGCGCCCGCGACCAAGGCGAAAAGCCCGAGCAGGACGAGGCCCACTGCCGTGATGGACCCGCGGTAGGAATCGCGCGGCCAGCCCGCGGTGTGGCAGCGCGTGCAGACGTGCGTGGCAGCGCCGTAGACGCGCAGCGGTGGCGGCTGGGCGGCTTCGGGGGCTGGCTCGGGCTCAGATGGTGGTTCGGGCCGCCGGGCCGCAGGGTGACTCCAGTGGTGGCCGCAGGTGCTGCACTCGGAGAAAAACGGGTCGAGACCGGCGTTTTGAGCTGTCAAACACCGTGGACAGGATACGGAAGTGGTTGGTTTCAATCGATTTCTAGATTTGAAGTTACCGGCTGTACCGTGTCGGACGGCAAACGACCAAAAAAGAAAACCCTCGCGCGTGTACGGGCGAAGATACGACGTGCATGCGCGCAGGCGCTGCGCAGGCGCATGTGTGAGGGACTTCCCTATTACGGTCGTTTGCCGTCCGAAGTGGTACATCCGGTAAATTCCAAGCCGTTTTTTGGGGCGGTGATAGCCTCGGCTGCGGATTTGTTCGGACTTGATGGTGCCGTAGTTCCGCCTCTCGCAACGCACAACAGGCGGTCAACGGCTTTCAACACCGCATCGTTGAGCGATTCCTCCGCGTAGACGGGCACGTCCATCGACCAGTCGCGACCACGGAACGGGATGTGCCCGAGAGGCTGGGGTGCGCCGCTTCCAACGTTGGATTCTGTTGGCTTTTCCAACCCGTTTTCCACCCGCCACTGATGCAAGATGGCCTTGTGATGCTTTTTAGGAGCCTTTTGTTTAGTAAGGAAAACTGATACAGTGGAGCGGTTTAAGCCCAATTTTTCAGCCAATTCCTTTATCCTGCCTGCGTAGCTGTACTTCAGGAAGATTAGCGCGGCTTCTACGTTGTTGGATTCAACGTTCATGTGTTGATTAGTGTTGGGTTCCAACCTACAACAACACCGTACCACGAACCCAACGCCGGCACCTGCCGGTGGACGCATCGATGGTGAGCGTAATGATTTTTTGGAGAACGACTATGGCACGAAAACAAGATGTGACGGTAAAACTGGAAAAGGGCGCCCACGAGCGCCTGAAATTCTCGCTGGCAGTGGACCCCACCCGCCGCGGCCAGACGGTAAAGTCGGTGCTCACCGACCTGACCGATGCCTATGTTGCCCGCAGACTGCGAAAGCTTGGCATCGGCGCCAATCGGCTGGCGGAGGCCGGAATCCCGGTCGGTGCTTTTGCTGATGATCTGGCAGCTTTGGCCTAAAACCACCTTACCACACTACCACCGCAGGCTTACCGACGCAACTAATCTTATGAAGCACCCTCATCAGCTTCGACCCGGCGACATCGACTTCGTTGCCACCGACCAAGCAAACGCGCGGCGGCGCGCAGCGGACCGTTGGGAGGCGATGCTGGACCACGGGCTTTTTGTGTTCGGTGCCGCGATGTTCTTCGCGGCCGGCTGGATGGCGAAAGGATGGCTGTGAGCGCTGACACGATGTCGGTGGAGCAGGCTGCTAGGGCGTTCGAGTTGTACCGCACCGCTTCCGCCGCGCTCCGGGCGCTGGCCGAGGAGCGGCTAAACCTGAGTTTCGGGAGCCGTGACGCGCTCAACGCGGCTCGCGGTGCGCTGGAATCGTTCGATTACTGCCGGAGCCGGCAACCAAAGGAAGGGGGCCGCCCGTGAGCGCCGGTCAACCGCTGCGGCGGCGCACGGATGGCACGCCCCGCCGGGTCATCACCCGGTCGGTCCAGTACGGCGACATGATGGTTTCGCGCGGATGGGGCACGCTCGAGCGCAGCGTGGACATCGCCTACAAGGCGTGGTGCAAGCGCCGGGGCTTCAACCCGTGGGCAATGTGAGCACAACCATCCCGACAGGCGCCGCGGCCTTGTACCTGGGCAACTCGAGCGCGCTGCGCTCGTCCGATTTCCCGCCGGTCGATTCCCCCCAAACAGCGGATGGTCGAACCCAATCGGGCGGCGCCGGCATCCCAAGCCAAGCGCCCAGGCCATCCGCTCCTCGACCTCCATGGGACCGTCCGGTGGCGCCCGAGGACATGCTCGACAGCGAGCAGGTCGCCGCGTGGCTCGGCCTGCATGTGGAGACGGTGCGCCGGCTGGCGCGCGAAGGTGTCTTGCCGGTGGTGAAGATCACCGGCGCGGCCTGGCGGCTGCATGTGAAGTCTGCGCTCCAAACCCTCAACAACCCGACGCGATGAGAAACACGATGGGATTCCAACCGAAGCACGTTCTCGGGTTCGACCCGCGGAA